CAGACCCATTGACAAAGTGAGAGTGACCCCCAAAACTCGACTCTTTGGGGTTTGTCCTCTTATAGCAAACATCCTTCAAAAACAACTTTTTGGTAGCTTCGCATGGAAACTTTTTGAAAACATCTTTAAGGTTCCCTACGCTGGAGGCATTGACCGTCTTGGCACTTCTTGGAATACTCTCATCAGCACCCTCCGCGAAAAAAGCCCTTTGGGCTTCGGCGGAGACTATAAAAACTATGATGGCGTTTTTTCCGTACTGTTGATCTGTCTTTCTCTTAAAATCATGTCTTGTCAAATTTCGACTGCTTTTTATAAGCTTGATCCTTCCTATGTTTTGGATAGGGAGTCTTCTGTCATAATCGACCAAATCAACTCTCTTGCTCTTCCCTGGGCTTTAGTCTCTGAAGCTGTCCATCACTCTATTTCTTTTCCATTGATAGCTTTTGAGCGTCAAGTTTACAAAAATGCTGGCAGCGTGATTTCAGGCTGGTGGGTCACTCAGATCCTTGATACCATCGGCAATGAAATCATGTTTGTTACAGGCTGGAATGCTCTCGTTCCTATCTGGGCTCATGGTTATTCTCACTTCCGCCACTACACTGCTTTGTTTATCATGGGAGACGACAATATCATCTCTGTTGTCCCCGAAATTCTTGAATTTTTTAATGGCGTCACTTTTGCATCTTGGCTCGAAAAATATGGTGTGATTTATACATCAGCGAGTAAAGACGGAAAAGCTTTGGCCTCCCAACCTATTGAAACCATTTCTTTTCTTAAAAATACTACAACCACCCTTGATGGTTTGTTTGCTCCTCTTATGGAATATGCTGCTGCCGTTGAACCCATCAACTGGATTCGCAAGAACAAACATTTGTCTTCTGACGAGTTGTGTGAGCAAAACTGTAATGGAGTTTTGCGAGCCGTTTTCTTTCATGGAAAATCCACATATTCTGATCTTCGCTCATCAATTCTTACACTTAAACCTTTTTATAAACTTCCACACTACAACACTCTTAAGTACAACTATGTTGCATATGGTTACTTCCCTGGTTTCACTAGTGATAGCGATTCTTATGGAAACAAGCCAGAATGCCCTTTGATTTCTTCTAAATTTCTTTCCGATTTGCTTCCTGTCGATGCAGAGAGTGACCGTCCAACTCATGAATACAACATCGAAATCTGTCTTGATCAACCACTTAACCTTCCGGACTTCATACTCGATGATCTTCCCGCCGATTTTCCCGAATTGGATGTTAGTGACCTCGAGTCTGACCTTGATAACGAACGCTTAGACTCTACTCCGATTGCTTCATCGCTTTCGGAAGAAGGATATGATGGGCTTAACGATCCGACCCTAACAAGTGTTAGTTGGTCATCCTTTCCTCCCGTCACCCCTCCTCAAATCAACATGCCTGCCGTTAACGATATTTATCATGAACTTCTTTCTACTTTCGATCGCGTTTCTGACCAGTTCGACTCTGTCGAATCGGCCCCTGGTTCCACTATTAGATCAGCTTTGCTCCAACTCTTCGACTGTATCGAAGCGCTAGGGATAGAACTAGATCAGATAGACCTTGATACTCCCTCTGACTCTACGATTATGCACGTGGAAACACGTGTACACGACATCGATGAGGAGCCTTTGCAGGTTGAGCCCGAAAGCGACACTCAAATTTGCCAATCTCGGAAAATCCAAGAGGGCTGTTCAATATCTTGTCCTTTTTGCCAACAAGAATTTTTCTCGACCAACCGTTTGATCGACCACATTCCTATTCACGCCGATTGCACCTCATGGCTTGAAGCCGACACTTGTCAAGAAATGATCGCTCGAGCTCCAGTTAAACAGTGGAAAGCTTGGTATACTCAGATTCAAGGCGCCCTTTCTGGTGCCCTCAAAGTTGAATCTTCGAAGTTTTACGACGCTGCTCTCCTCTGTGGTCTCAAAGAGACC